ACTCGCAGTGCAGGCTAAGATTTCTATAGCTTTCGAATAGTTCTACTAACTGAAGTGGGTAATCTTTAAACCACTTTAATGCGCTTTTACATAGTAACCTACTACTTGGAGAATTGCGAAACCAGAATACTCTTTTCTGCAGTCCGTAACTGCACGGTAAATTGTGAAACCGGATTGAAGACCTCCAAAATGTGTGTGAAAATGAATGTAATATACAGCTAATTAACATCTTAGAGATAAATATGTAAACATGCAAATAAATCAATGCAAATATATAATATGTAAATAAACAAATATGTATCATGCCCCTGTTGGGTTAACGGAGTAGGACGGGGCACCCCATAAACAATAAAAAAGAGAAATCTTCAGAGATAGCTAAATCTTCTCTTAATACAATTGTATCTCCTGGATTATGCGGCCTAGCGACGACACTACGGAAGTTGTCATCACTGGCATCAAATGAGCCTCTTGCCAAATCAAACCGCAACCTTCCATACCATGGATAAGCAACCATGAGGGAGGGATTAACTCGAGAGTCTGCGTATTCATAACCTCGCAAGAAAAAGGCTCGTTGTGGATCTTGAGCACACGTTGGAAAACGTTGAGCCATGTAATAACCATCACCTGTCATCCTGTACCATGCGGTCATGCCACCACGTTGGGCGGCAAAGCAATACTGCAAGATACGGAAAGGACTCATTGTTGTATCCACTACGTTATGAAGTTGAACTGTGTAATCAACACCACTTGTAGTAACAAAATCAAATGCTGGCCTAAAGACTTTCAAATCCTGTCTTAAACTCACAATATCCTCTCCAGCGTGTATACCGATAAGGGCAGAATGAGTACCAAGGTGCTCACCGACTTCAAAGGTGACAGTATCTGAAACATCTGCCCCCTGAAACACTCGCTCCACATCCAGATAAAACCAACCAAATAGTGCTAGGTTGGAACCGAATGTAATGGAGCCATCCACAGGATCGGTGAAATAACCTGGCAATGCATTGATAACAGACGGAAGTGT